TATGGATGGGTTCGTTTAATTCGATCAGGACATTTGAGTACTTTTGCAAGTATTGGTATTACTAAGTTACTCTTAGGTAAAGCTAAACTAAAGTATTCAAATGAAGCTTATAACTTAACAGATAATACTAATTTGCCTTTAGAAATACAGCAAGGAATTACTGCTAAACTTTTAGGGTATAATTCTGCTTCTTACTTTCCTTTAACAGCTGAGATGGTAGATGTAAGCTTACGTATTACATGCGCTATTCCTGTAGCTAGACAGCTATTTACGCACCGTATGTTCGATACTAATGAGATCAGTCGTAGATATGTATCTGCTAGTCCTACAGTACACCTATTTGAAGAGCTGCGCTCTAAACCAGAAGGTAGTATTAAACAAGGTAGTGCTGGAGTTCACCCTAATAGTACTATGTGGAATAATGCTATTAAGTATAGCTACAAAGAAGACCTAGCTTTGTATGACAATATGATTGCTGATGGTGTAGCACCTGAGCAAGCTAGATTCGTACTACCTCAAGCTATGGAAACTAGCATTATCTTTACTGGATCTATTGCTTCTTGGGCTAAGTTAGTAATTAATCGTACAGATTTTCATGCTCAACTTGAAGTCCAAGATGTAGCTAAAACTATTCATCAGATTCTTAGTAATGATCCACAATACGCGGAATTATACTTAGATGAGATGTGCTCTTAATAAATAATAAAGGATGCTATTCATGGCAAATAATATAAAACTTCTTGATATCACAAAATTTGATTACAAACCCTACGTAAAAGGTATTGATACTTTCTTACGTATTGCGGGTATGTATAACAATTTTGAAGAATCATTACAGAATCAAAATAAGCAATTTGATGAAGAAATTGAAGAACTCTACCAAGCTGTTATGTCTAAAGATACTGCTGAAATCTTAGATGGTATTGGAGATTGCTTATTTGTACAAGCTTCAATTGTTTTATTAGGTATGTATTTACAACGTAAAATTACTCCTAGTAAAGCTTTCTTTACTTTACAAGGTTTAACTTATTTATCAGGGGTTTCACAAGAAGTAGCTAGTTATTGTTTAGATGGGGTAATCAAATCAAATTTAAGTAAATTTGATAATAATGAGTACGAAGCATCTAACACTGTAGCTCACTATGTAACTCTAAATGTAGAAACAGAAGCATTATTCGATGCAGAATCTGGTCTATGGTATGTCAAGGTACTTGAAGATTGTACGGATATTAACGGTAAAACTTATCATAAAGGTAAGATTCTCAAATCTGTAATTAATTACCGTGAACCTGATTTTAGTCTTGCTTTAAAAGGTCCAAAAAATGACAACTGCGCTTAATACTCAAGTAGGTGGAGATCACTATAAAAATTTAGCCATTCAACCTGTAGAATATATTACTGCTAATAATATTCCTTATATTGAAGGGAACATTATTAAGTATATTACTCGATGGCGTAACAAGAATGGGGTACAAGACTTACAGAAGATTATTCACTATACACAGCTACTAATTGAAATGGAGCAGAATAAAGCTTCTGCTGTACAGAAATACAATATAGAAGAGTGGGTATGATGAGTGTCTTTAAACCAACAAAAGTATCACACCTAGAGCAGCCAATGTTTCTAGGTGAAGGCGTAGATGTAGCTCGCTATGATGCTATGAAATATCCTTGGATTGATAAGTTTACAGAACGTCAATTAAGCTTTTTCTGGAGACCAGAAGAGATTGATCTGACTAAAGATAAACATGACTTCAATAAGCTCACGGAAGCAGAACAACATATGTTCACTAGTAATCTTAAATATCAAATATTACTAGATTCAGTACAAGGTCGTAGTCCTAATTTAGCATTACTTCCTGTCGTTAGCTTACCTGAACTAGAAACTTGGATTGAAACATGGGCATTTAGTGAAACTATCCACAGTAGAAGTTACACTCACATTATTCGTAACGTGTATCCTAACCCTACTGAGGTACTTGATGAAATTACATCTATTAGTGAAATTTTAGAAAGAGCCACTAGTGTTGGGGAAGAGTATGATTCATTGATCCAAATGAATCAAACATCTAATGTTGATCGTGTTGCGCATATGGCTCAGATCTATAGAACTCTGTTTAGTGTGTATGCGCTTGAATCAGTTAGATTCTATGTATCATTTGCTTGTTCATTTAGCTTTAATGAAAGATCTTTAATGGAAGGTAATTCTAAGATTATCACCCTTATTGCTAGGGATGAAAGTCTTCATATGAGTGCAGTTCAGAATATCCTTACAACGCTTGCAAATGGCTCTGAAGGAGAGTTATGGGCTAGAGTGGCAAATGGTGACTCTGCTTGGATTAAATACACTATGGACGCTGTAATTAAGCAGGAAACTGCTTGGGCAGAGTACTTGTTTAGTAGAGGTCCAGTTCTGGGTCTTAATGCAGAAATTCTTACACAGTATATTCACTATATAGCTGATATTCGTATGAGAGCTATTGGTGTAAATACAAATTATTCTGGAGATAAGAAAAAGAATCCTATTCCTTGGATTAACAAATACTTAAATTCAGATACAGTACAAGTAGCTCCTCAAGAGACAGAAATTAGCTCTTACCTAACAGGTGCAGTTGATAGTACAATCGACAGCTCTTTATTTGGAGGTATGAGTTTGTGAGAATTAATGTATTAAAAAGAAATGGTGAGTTAGAACCATTAGATATTAAAAAGATTGAAAATGTACTTTCCTGGGCAGCAGAAGGATTAGACGTATCTGTATCTGAAGTTGCCCTAAAAGCTCATATCCAACTTACTGATGGCATCAGTACTGATGTTATTCATGAGTTACTTATTAAATCAGCTGCTGATCTTATCAGTGTTCAAGAACCTGATTATCAGTATATGGCAGCTAAACTTGCTATGATGGCTTTAAGAAAGCGTGTACATAATAGCAATAATCCAGCTTACTTTACTGATGTGGTTAAGTCTAATGTAGCACTAGGTAAGTATGATCCAGAGGTATTAGAGTTATACAGTACAGAAGAATTGAATGAGTTAGCTGATTACATCGACTATGATAGAGACTATCTATTTAGTTATGCTGCAACTATTCAGTTACTTACTAAGTATCTGGTACAAGATCGTGTTACAGGTCAGCATTATGAAACGCCACAAGCAGCTTACATGATGATTGCTGCAACATTGTTTGGTAAGTACCCTGAAGCTACTAGAATGGATTATGTTAAAGCTTTCTATGATGCAGTATCACTTCATAAGATTAGCTTACCTACGCCTATTATGGGCGGTTTAAGAACGCCTACACGTCAATTCAGTTCATGTGTCTTAATTGAAGCAGATGATTCTCTGAAGTCAATTAATGCTACAGCAGCAGCGGTTGTTAACTATATCTCTCAAAAGGCAGGTATAGGTCTCAACGTAGGACGTATTCGTACTGAAGGATCTAAGATCCGTAATGGAGATGCTAGACATACTGGCTTAATTCCATTCATGAAACACTTCCATTCAGCTGTTAAAAGCTGTTCACAGGGAGCTATTCGTGGTGGTAGTGCAACTATGTTCTATCCATTATGGCGTTTAGACATTATGGACTTGTTAGTTCTTAAGAATAACAGAGGTACTGAAGAAACTCGTATTCGAGGTAGTGATTATGGTGTACAGCTAAATAAATTGATGTACCAACGTTTAATCTCAGATGGAGTTATTACTCTATTTAGTCCTAGTGATGTACCTGGACTGTATGATGCTTTCTTCCAGGATCAAGAAGAATTTGAACGCTTATATGTGCAATATGAGAACGATAGTTCTATTCGTAAGGATGTAGTTAAAGCTTCAACTTTATTTGCTACTCTTATGCAAGAACGTGCTCAGACAGGACGTATATACATTCAGAATGTGGATCACTGTAATACTAATAGTGCATTCATTGCTGAAGTAGATCCAATTAGGCAATCTAATTTGTGTATGGAAATTACTCTTCCTACTAAACCAATGGGTACAGAAGATGAAGAGATTGCTCTATGTACATTAGCAGCAGTTAACTTAGGTGCTATTAGTGGATTGGATGAATTAGAACATCTATCTGACTTGCTAGTTAGAGGTTTAGATGCATTACTAGATTACCAAGACTATCCTGAAGAAGCAGCTTTAAAAGCTAAATCTCGTAGATCACTTGGTATTGGTGTAACTAACTTTGCTTACTATTTAGCTAAGAATGGTGTCTATTATTCCAATGGTTCTGCTAATAACTTAGTACATAGAACTATGGAAGCACTTCAGTACTATCTTCTGAAAGCTAGTAATACATTAGCTTATGAAGTAGGTGCTTGTGAATACTATCAAAACACATCATATTCTAAAGACGTTCTACCAATAGATCGTTATAAGAAAGATGTAGATACTGTGCATACACAAGAACTGCTGTTAGATTGGGATCTGTTACGTAGAAATATTGCAGCCTATGGCTTACGTAATTCTACTGTAACTGCTCAGATGCCTTGTGAGACTAGTTCAGCAGTAACTAACTCAACTAATGGTATAGAACCTCCTAGAGGGCTTGTATCTGTTAAAGCTAGTAAATCTGGAACATACAATCAAGTAGTACCAGATGTAGATAAAGTGCATTATGAGCTTTTATGGGATATTCCTGATAACACAGGATACCTGGAGATTGTTGCTATTATGCAGAAGTTTATTGATCAATCAATATCTGCTAATACTAACTATGATCCGATGCGGTTTACAGGTGAAAAAGTTCCAATGAATGTCTTATTACAAGACTTGATTAAAGCTTACAAGCTAGGTGTCAAAACTCTCTATTACCATAACACTCGTGATGGTAATAACCAAGATAGTGATGATGGTTGTGCTGGTGGAGCATGTAAACTCTAGAACTCGAGTACCCAGCTATGGGCTAAATAGTGGGAAACTAGTTAGGTTGCAAACTAAATAGTAAGGCACACTTGGTGAGGTTATTCTTACCATGCTGAACCCAATAGTTTAAGAAACTAGACGAGTGTAAGCACTTGCAGGATGACGTAACCTGCCGTTCTTTGTCATACGGTACGTAAACATGACACGTATCTTATCTACAATGCATAGATTACTATGATGTCAGTAAGGCAGCAGCAGGGATCGTACCCCTGGACAGACTGGAATGAGAATGGGTCGAGACGGCAGTGAACTCCTTAGCCAGTAGTAGATAAGTATTCCAACTATGGGTTAAATAGTCCTAGTTATGGGTTAAATAGCTTTGCTATAACCGTTTGCTAGTTTAGGTTTATCAAACTAGCTTCTAATTTAATTATGATGCGCTTGTAGCACAATGGATAATGCAACGGTCTTCTACACCGTCTTATGGGGGTTCGACTCCCTCCAAGCGCACCATAATTGAATTTCTTAATTAATAAACTAAATAAATATATAGGTCGTATAAAAATGATTATCACTACATCAGATCCTGAAGTATCAACAGCAACAGTAATACAGCTTCCAATTGGTTTAGAGGTTATCGTTAATACAGATAGACCTATGGTCCTAACTTTACAAGGCTCTGAGTACAGTATATATAATGGTTTAATGTCTTATTTTTGGACTTTTTCAAATGATTTTCCAGAAAAAGAAGTAACTATTAAAGTAATTCCTGAGAATGCTTTTGAAGAAGCTCTTATCAAAGGTATCGA